CCCTGCGGGCTTTCTTAGCGCCCTTGGGCATCTTAGAAGGGGCTATGTCGCCCATGCCGCGTGAAGGTCTCATTAGCAGTACCCGCCCTTTTTCATCTTGGACATACCGCCTTTGTTCATACCCTTAGCGCCACCCATGATGCCAACATTCTTGCCGGAGTCACCTAGATTCTTACCTACAGTTTTGCCTTTAACAGCAATACCATCGCGGCTAGGAGCAGCAGTCTTAACAGCACCCATCTTGGATGCAGCCATACCGCCTTTTTTCATACCTTTCATTTCGCCCATTTCATGTTTGATCATGGACTTAGGAGCGCCTTTAGACTTCATGAACGACACTTCCTTCTTAACCATTTTCTTTGACTCAGCCATACCGCCTCCTGATTTAGTAAATTCCTTACCCACACTCTGCGGCACACCGGCCTTTTTGGCAAACGCAGGGTTGTGAGCTACCGCCTGCATAAACCTTTCCTGCTTTTTACTCACGCTAGGCACGAGTCTTACCTCTAATAGCACAACCATCTGCACGTTTAGAAGCACTGGAAACTTTTCCACCCTTCTTAAATGTCTGCATAGGTTGTTGCATAGGCTGCTGTTGATTAGGCGCACCTGCATTAGCTTGTGGCTGCATGTTGAATGTCTGATTCGTGCCGCCATTCTGACCGCCAGCTTGAGGCTGATTGCCATAGAAAGGATAAGTAGGCTGCTGTGTCATACCGCCATCTGCATACTTAGTCTTTGCCATTAGCAGATCCTGCCTTTCGTTTTGCCACGCTGGGCTATACCGTCACCACGACTGGATGCACTGGAAACTTTTCCACCTGATGCCATCTTTACAGAGCCACCAGCTTTGCGGCCTTTCATCTTGTCGTACATGGATGAACGGAATGGTTTGTTTTCCATTGTGCCCATGATTGCTTCACCAATCTTGCGAAGAGGTGGAACTTTTTTATCATCAGTTTTAAGCGGAAAAGATTGGTCAGCACGATCTCTATCACGAGTAGGAAATGACTGAGATGATTGTGTTGTAGGCGCTTTCTTTACTGTTTTTTTCTTTACTACAGGCTTTTCTTCTTCTGCTGAGGTAGATTTGATGTAGTCTGAAATCTTCCGGCGCGGCTCTCCCATATCGGCATCCGGTTCTTTCATAACATCTTCTTTGACTGACTCAGAAATGTCTTCTTTTGGGCCAGAGAAGGGCGATGTAGCACCAGCGCGTTTACCCATAGTTTCGTAATCATCTACACCACTAGATGTTGGACGATCTTCTGCTGCACTTGATTTACCACCAAGCGTAATACTTCTTGTTAGTTTTGGCATGTAACGACCATAACCTGCTTTATTATCTTCAGCTATTTCATCATCGCTACGTGTGCGAACTGGCTCACCAGAACCAGAGCGAACTGGATTACCAGAACTATCAACAAGGTTTCCACCAGCGTATTTTTTAACTTTGCGTTTCATGACTTATCCTTTTTGGGAAATAAGTTGATCAATTTTTGCTTCAAGCCTGTTAAAGCGTTGATCAATGTGGTCTGTAATCCGTTCAACTTCTGCATTAGTGACGTTATCACGGGCAATCTCCTCACGAGTCTTGTTCAACAAGATCGTAATACGCGCCAGTTCATTAAACTTTTCATGCGCTATATAAGCAAAAAGCCCAGTAAACAGACTTAATACAGTCATCCACAGGCCATTTATATCTAACATTTCCACTTCCTCAATGCTTTATTAATACGGCTATCTGGATCTTTTGCTGTCTTTGGTGACGTCAACTTCTTCTTTGCCCCTTCCATCCGCGCACAGAATGACTTCTTCCGTGAACCACCTTCTGGCTGAGGGGCTTTCAGACCTGGCTTCTTCGGATTGGCTGCGTTGTAGGACGCCCGTCCTTTGGCGTTTAATCCGCCCGACGGAGCTTTCCCTTCTTTGCGCTGCCATGCCGGAGTCTTAGCCATAGATAACTGTCGCAGTAGCGTTGCCACAAGTAACAGCTAAATTGCCAGAAGCAATAATGCCTTCACCTGGAAGCAATACATTAAATGAACTGCCAGTGCCGCTAGAAGAAGCAAAGAACCAAATGTTAGTAGTGCCGTTATTAACAGCTACATTGCCGCCGATACCAGCACTAATGGTCACACCCTTAAATCGAGTGCGACCTTCAAACACAATAGTTTTGCCGCCTGCGTTACACCAAGTAGCCTTAACGTCTGTTTGCATCATGGTGATGCCTCCTTATTAGACGTTCTGTTGACCGAACAAATAGTCAGCTACAAAGTAAGTAACAAAGCCACCTACAGAGCCAGCGCCTGAACTTGAGCTTGAAATTGTCAATACTGTGTTAACAGTTGCATTAGCTACCGTGCCAAGACCAGCGCCGTTACCTACGCCGCCAACAACAATAACGCGGTTGCTTGTAGCAGCAGTTGTGTTTGCGTAGAAAGCTGGGTCGGATACACCACCAGTAATGGTCGTATAACCAATGTTGATAGAACCAGATGAAATAGGGGTAGTAATAACGACTGACGTTACTACAGCATTAGCTGGAAGAATAACTTCGGCAGTCTGACCAGAAGCTACTACAGCATTGCTGGTTACAGATACGTTAGCATCGAAGAATGTAGCAGCCATGAGGCCGGAGCCACAATAAGCCTGACGGGTCGTGTCGCCGCCGCCAGAGCGCCAAATACTTTGGGTGGTTGAAATAGGCATTTAAATTTTCCCTCATGCGGTTAGGTGTTGGCAGTCTGCATGAAGTCAGCCGGGACTGTCTGCCACACCGGTATTACCCGGAATTAATAGGTTTATACTATGAGGGTTCAAGAAATGCAAGAGGAATTCTATGGAGTTGCAAGTCTATTTTTAATTAAGTTCAAATCGTGTTCTGTAGGTTCAGTCAAGCCGCCATATTTAAAAGTATGCCCAGTCAATTTCCCTCTAGATATAGGCTTGCCCGACAGTAGAGCGCGGCGCAAAGTCGGCATTTTTATGTCGTAATACCGTAGAGCAATCTGCAAGCTGGGAAACAGGATTCCATCTTGTACAGAAAACACTGTCTTGCTAACTTTGGCTGCAAATTCAGGACGCTTCTTGCCATACCAGAAGTTTCCTTTGCCAGATAAGGTGGCAGATATCTTGGCACGTACTTCAGCAGATTTTGGTTTGCCAATAAGATGGGCGCGTATTTTATCTTTTGATTCTTGATTATGTTTTTTACCTTTCCAATTTTGAGCCGCAAGTTCTTCTGTGGTTCTTTTGCGACCCCATGTTGGGCTTAACTCGCCAGACATACCAAGCGTAGGCGCTGTAGCGTCTACTCCAAGGTTGTAGCAATAATCTTTACCAACATGCTCTTTAAGCCACACATTTTCTGCCGCCAATAAATCAACGTCATCTGGAAACTCTTCCACTACTACAAATACAAATGCCTGCTCTCCATACTTCACCCACGCCGCTTGCAAATGACGGTTGTTGTGCTTGCCAGTACGAAGCTCTGAAAAATGCCTTGTCTTGCGGCGTTTAAGATCTACGGCGCTGCCGACATAGAACTTGTTATTTATTACGTTGATGATTTTGTAGATTCCTCGTGACATATACCCCTCCATTTGATTTCTGTAATGCTTTGTTTGAATTCTGTAACGCTTCTTTGAATTCTGTAATTAGTGTACCTGAACCAAACAAATAACGCAATAAGAAATAAAAGAGGGAGCCTAAGCTCCCTCAGATACCGCATGAATACTAGCTTTTGGCTTAAGCGCCTTGGCTACCAAACATTCCGAGCGGGTCACTCCATCCAAATGAGTAACGCTCTCTTGACTTATATCTAACATTTCCTGTGTCAAAATCGCCGTCCATTGAGTTTGACAAAGGTGTACGAATAAAGTGCTTCATGCCGTTTGGAACGTCGGTAGTTAAATACCAGCCGTTGTTGTCGGTCAAGAAGTGGTTAATCGTATAGCCTTCTGGAATCGAACCATTGTTCTTCAAAGCGTTGATATCGTTGTCGTTAGTACCAACACGGAGGCTGGTTTCCAACAGACGAGTAGCAACGAACTGGAGAGCTGATGGAACAATCAGCTTGCGTGGTTTAGCAGCGATCAACAGATCACGTTCATCTGTCCAAGCGGCGATTTGAATAACTGCGTTTTCCAACGAAGTTTCATTCAAGTCAGCTTGAGTAGATGGCGTGTTGCTGTTAGTGCCACCGGAGACCAAAGGATGTGCTGTCGAGAACAGAGCAACACCGTCGCCACCTGGGTAGCTGGCGGAAAAGCCATTGTTAATGACGGCAGCAGCTTTGACCTGCTTGGTGTACGACATAGCACGAGCCAAGCCTTTGGTGTAACGAGCCGACAGTGAGTCGTACAAGTTGTCCTCGATAGCCTCTTCGGTCAGCGAGAAACCAAGTGCAATAGTTTCGTGGTTGTATCGTGCAGTCCAAGCTTCCTGACCGTTGTCATAACGAATGGCACTGCCCTCGTTTTTGACAGGTGCGGCTGAGAAGCCAGACAGTTTTGTTTCTTCTTCGAAGGAACGCTCGGAGGTCTCTGTTTCGTAGATCTCTTTGTGTTCTTCGCCGTAACGAGCGTACTCCAAACCGAACAAGGCGTTCAGGCCGGGGAGCAGCTCTTTCAGTAGTTGTGCGCGTGAAATAGCCATTATTTAGCTCCTTAGATACCGGTTGGGTTCAGATACTGATGCCCGCCGGTTACAGTAGCTGTATTAGCGCCAGCCAAGTTGACGGAAATTGTTACGTATGGTGCATTGAACTTACAGATAAATTCGCAATAGCCGTTAGCACCATTGGATGTATCTGGAACAATGTCAACAATACGAACAGGCAATGAAGCAGTAGCAGCATTGGACGAACCAAGGATAGCTACAGAAGAATCACCAGTGTTGTTTGATCCACCGTTTTGTACCAAAGCAATATTTTCACCAATGAAACTTGGGCCGTAAAAAGCTACGGTTGTTCCGCTGGATACTGCTGCAACTTTGAACAAAACATCGGGATCGTCAACAACATACGCTTGTGCATCAGATGCTACAGTACCAGCAGGCCAGTTCTGATAGAACAGTTTCTGCTTGGTGCTTGGGTTTGTATAAGTACAACCCATAAAAATGCCGACAGGGTTTGCAGTGGTAGTACCCGTTTCTTTAGTAAGGGTGCCATTTGCTGCTAGTTTGACTGGATCGCCAAAGAACATGTCCACGTTATAACCGCTGGCAATGCTAAATAGACGAGTCGAACCGGCATACACCTGTCCACCGATCAAATTGACCGGCAGTAGCCCATAGGGCTTAGATACAGTTGGATAAGCCATTGTTTACTCCAAAAAATTAACTGCCGCCACCCTTGGATGTCGAAGACTTCGACTCCTTAAACAGAGGCATACGAGGGTCGTTTTGTCGCATTAAATTGTTATCCACAGACTTAATCTGATCTTCAGATTGCTTGAGATAGTGGTTATTACGCTGATCCACAAACTCTAGCGGAGTCTTGCAAAGTAACAATCCGCCGACTTCGATGCCGTCTTTAAAACGACTATCCTCATCGACTAGCAGTTGAAATGCTGGTTGCTCTTCAATCTTGACTGGTTCCCAACCTTCTCTGAGTTTGGCAGAGTAGTTACGGGGATCAGCGTTTCCTTGAAGCCCAACACGAATCCATCTATACGCATATCCAGGGAGCTTATCTGGTTCTGGCAGAAGCTCTGCGGGTTTCCACTGCTTAGGGCGTTCCGCTTGGACGCGCGTTTCTATGTTTCGGGGTGTTCTATTCTCAGCCATTTGAAGCCTCCAATTTCATCATTTCTCTGACGTACTGCTCCGGTGTTAATCCTAATTTCTTGGCAATCAGGACTTGTGACTGTTTCAGCCGCACCTTTCTGGAGGGTGTGCTGCGGTCAGCCGATGCAACGACAGAGGTTGGTTTGGAACGCTGCGTTTTTTGTGGCGCTTCGTTCTCATCCCTATCCCCAAAATTCTCTGGGAATCGACGACGCATAGTGTCATCGACCTTCTTCCAATACTCATCTGTAGACGGATATGACGTCCCATATTGAGCAACTAGCTTTTGGTGCAGCCCCAGAGCTAAACTAGTCATCTCCTCATCCTTACCAAACCATTCATTGCGCTCTTGCCACGCAATCGCACGTTGGTCAGGGAGAGGAGCTGGATTTGTTGCGGGTTGTACATCACTTTCTTCAGGTTGTCTAGACGGAACAAACTCTTTTGCTTTCTGAATTTTGAACTGCGCCTGATTTAACTTTTCCTGAGCTTCTAATAAACGGTCAGAGTCACCCATGTCATAGGCATCTTTGTAATCCCGTTTAGCATTGTCCAGCTCCATCTCTGCCGCAGATTTGTAGGTGTCAATAAAGTGCTGCTCACCCGTAGATAGACGTCCTTTTAGGGAACGGTTCTCTTCCATCATCTGTTTGGCATAGGCGATAGCTTCCTGCTGTTCTCGTAATGCCTGATCTTTTGCCCGGCGCTCGTCGTGCCAGACCTTCTTCATCTGTTTTAGACGAGTCTTTACACCTTCGCTATATTCTTCAAGCTCATCATCTTCAAGCTCGTCAACCATCTCTTTGGGTAAAGGCTGCCGGTCTCTATCCTCCGGCGGGGTATCGTCCTCAATCTCTATCTCAAAGTCATCCGCCGCAGCAGACGTATCTTCTTTTTCGTCGGGGAATTGGAATTCATCCGCGTCCATTTTGTTTGTAGCCATTTGTTTCTCCTTTGTTAAACCCTAGATATTCCGCGAGGATCATCCACAACTGCCTCAACTACATCGTCGTTGATGAGTCGGAACTCACGACCATGAATCTTTAGGCGAGTACCAGTGTTAGGGCGGGCGAGAATAAAATCCCCTTCCTTACACCATGGGCCATTTGGAAACCGTTTTGCGTCTTTGTAGCAATCTGGCCCCATCTTGATTACGAAAAATACGGTAGCTAGAACCTGTTCGGTATACATGGTTGAGTCTGCTTTTAACAAACCGCTATCGAACTTTTCCTCTTTGTCCGGCAGTCCTACTAAGATGTGATACCCAGTTGGTTCCGGTAATTGTTTCGCTTTCTCATCTGCTGTTTGTGGCAGAGTTGATACCTCGCCGTCTTCGGTGGCGATTGCGATTTCACTCATCAGATAACTCCATAGTTTTTGCAAGGTCTAAGATAAAACCCTCCGCAATCGAGAGACCCCGAATCTCGCCGCAAAGTTTTTGGTACTCAGAATAGTCTTTGGCACAGTTGGTTGAAACGGCCTCGACTATTTGCTGACGCTTATCTCTCACTTGTTGAATGAGAATTTCAAACGCCTTATCCATAATCAATCACCTTTTTTGGTAGGTTGTTTAGGTTCTGTTTGTTGTATATCCATCCGGTCTTTGGCTATTTTGGAACCAATTTCCAGACCTTTGATCTGCATCTCACCCTCAAATTTTGCTTTTTCCGCAGCGACTTTTGCGCCAACCTGCATACCAGCAATTTCTTTCTGGGCTTCAATACGTTCTCTTTCCAACTCGATTTCGTCTGCTTTTGCAGTAGCATCCATCGCTAACTTCTTCTCTTTCAGTTCCACTTCCTTCTGCTTCAACATCAACTCCTGCTGCTGCATTTGAACAATTGGGTCTTGGGCCGTTTGTTGCGCCTGCTTCTGTGCAGCTTCCGCTTGATCTTTAGTCAACAGTTTTTGTGCTGCCAACGCCATCATTCGGGATATTTCTACTTCCATATCTTTAGGTAATTCTTTGTCCATCTCTGGCAAAGGAATACCTAATTGTTCTTCTATCTGTTTGCGATACTCAAACGCCACATGCTCGTTGATATGCGCCATAGCAGCCGCTTGGATCATCTGAGCTTTGGGGTTCTGTCCAACAATCTGTGCAATCTTTGGGTCTTGCATAGCTGACTGGTGTACTTGAATGTGCGCTTGGTGATCCTGATAGATGAACGCCTTAACAGGTTTGCCATTAAGGATGTTCATGTTCTCTTGTACTGGGTCTTTAGGTTTGAAGTCTTCGGCGCTAGGTACTAACTTACCTATATTCTTAATACCTAAGACTTCCAACATCTGGCGATTCAACTCTACCAAGTCATATATCTGCGGATTGGCCTGCGCCATCTGCATAACAGCCTGATACTGGACAACCTTCTGCGCCATGGTTGCGGCGTTAGGATCAGATACTGGGATTACATCTACTTGATCGTAGTCTGATTTCTTGGCGCGGCGCGAACCCTCTACCGGATCGTAGTCGTACTCTTCCGGCGTGTAGTCAGCAATGATTTCCTTCAGTAATTTCAGCTCTTGCTTCATCGCGTAGTGAACACGCGCTTGAACTGCTGACATTACCTTGAGCGTTCTCTCCAAAATAGCCAGTGTTGTACCCACTGGTGAATTGGAAGACATATCCGCAATCTTTAAATCCGCTGCGCCAGCAAACCGTCGGCCTTCTTCGACGATTTGGTTCATCAGCGCTAAGAGGACTTGGCTTGGCTCTTTATAGGGGAGGGGTAGGATGTTGTCTCTAATGGTTCCAGACGCGACGTCCACATCTCGGAACTCGCCGGGAGAAATTGGAGTGTCATCTCCCTTGACCCGCATTCCCTTAGTCTTGAGACCCCCAGGCAAGTTCGATAAAGTGCCAGCATCAACAAGCTGGCGAATGATAGAAGTACCAGACTTAGCAAAAGCACCAATAAGATGGATAAGGCCAAAGGCATAGAAGCCAAAGCCGGGTATATATGGGTAGTGAACAAAGTGATTCCTCTTCTGGCACGTTTCATCTTCAGGATGCCAGTTCCTTCTGATAGCTAAAATCTCTTGAGAAGTTTTTTCAATAGTTACAATGTATGGCAGACCAATGCCAGTATCTTTGCCCTTCTCGTCTTTATCCTCATAGCCTGGCAGATCTAAATAAACCTGCATTTCCAACAGTTTGTACCTATCGTCCGACGTAGCACGGAAACCCATACGCTCCGCTATCTTCTTTTCCACATCGTCTAACGTATTCTGTGGTTCCGGCAGGTCAATATCTTTGTAGAAGTTAGCAACCATCAGCCTACGCAGGTCATTCTTGGTTTTGCGCATGACATGGGTCATACGATTAGCTGTTTCTAGATTAGATGCGCCATAAGGTACGACTACATCTTCGGCTGGGACAAATACAGCTACCTGTCTATTAAGACTGGGGTCAAAGTAGACCTTCTTAAACGCATTTCCTGATAAACCTAGACCCCATGCCATACGTTCGTGTTCTGGACGGTACTCAACCATGACTTCGGTAAGCTGATAGTTCATATCGTCTTGCACACGTTCAGCAGCGTCTTTCTTCGCAGGTGTTTCCTTACCAATAATCTTAGTTTTAACTGGCCCCGAAGCTGGGAATGTCTCCATAATCGTCTCGGCTTGGAATTTGACAAGAGCCTCAGATAACAACGGATGATAAACGCCACATGCACCTTCCCATGGTTCTGATCGTTCTTCAATTTTCATCCCCAATAGTTCTAAACCGTCCACGTAGGTCTGCATCCAGTCCTTACGGGCGTCGATATCGTCATCAAAGTCCGACAGTAAGTCGCCTGCTAACTCTTGAAGCTCGTTATCGGTTATAAACTCAGCTAGGTTGGCATCAAAGTCATCGTCTTCTTCCTTTCCTGGCTCTATCTCAATCTCTAAGTCCCCAAGTCCTATAGATACAGACTCAGGATCTTCAATCTCAATCTCAATATCTGGTTCGGCTTCAGTGTTACCCATGCCCAAAGGTGCCTGATAGAGAGCTTTGTCAAAATTTGTCGCCATGTTAGTCCTTAGTAGTAAACGCGCTTGCGACGGAATTCGATTGGATCGTCTTCTTCGTCGGAATCAAGCCGCAAAAATCCGCCCTGCCGAAATCGCATCAATGCCTGTACCGTACTATCCACCAAGTCATCGTGTTCTGCGTTCGGAAACCTTGCCATCTCCTCGATAACCTCGTCTGCCCACCGAGTTTCGGGTGCCCACACTTTACCGGATGAAAATAAGTCCGTCACGCTGTTCAAACGCACGAACTTATCGTTGCCACGGGTCGGCGTATAGTCCTGAACGTACACACCCATCCTTCTCAACTCAAATATCAGCGGCGCGCCAGCAGCTTTAGCCTCAATAATGCAGGAATCAGGCTGCCATTCGTCGTACATTTCCTTGGCCTTAGCCTTTAACTCGGGAAACTCCAGCTTATCCTTCCACGCATCGAGCAAAATGATGTTCACATCGTTCTCATTCTCGTCTTTGTGGAACACACCCCATGTTGTACACGCAGAATAGTCAGCCCGTTGACTCTTTGTGAACGCAGTATCCCAACTTTGTATGATAAATTCACACGGCGGCGCTCTATCTGACTCCCATCGCTTCCACCAATCCCGTTTAACAAGCGCACCTTCTTCACCTGTAGGCTGTTGCTGGTACTGAGCGTTCCATTTATACGGAGGAAGTTCCTCTTTTAACGCTTCTAGTTCAACCAGAGGCCAAAATTCAGGCCATAAAGAATTCCCAGATGGAAGAATTGCCGGTAGTTCTATCACTTCCCAGTCAGTTGCATCGCTTTTCAGTACCTTTCCGGTCAGATCTTTGTCCGACCAGCGGGTCATAACGATAATAATTGCCCCACCTGGCTGCAAACGCTGACGCGGGCCAGACGTATACCACTCATAAACATTATCAAAGACGCCCGGATCTCCTTGAGCCAGCTTTGCTTCTTGTTCTGAATGGGGATCGTCGATGATTAGAAGATCAGCACCCTTACCAGTAACAGTACCGCCAACACCGATAGCGAAATAATCGCCACCGTGGCTAGTAGCCCAACGTCCCGCCGCCTTGGAATCCGCACGGAGACCGACCCCTGGGAAGATCTTCGAATACTGTTCGCTATCAACTAAGTTCCTAACCTTCCTACCAAACCCCACAGCTAGTTCAGCCGTGTTGGATGTTTGGATAACCTTCTTGTCTGGGTACTTCCCTAAGAACCAACTTGGCAATAAGTAACTTGCAAACTCCGACTTCGTGTGACGCGGCGGCATGTTGATAATCAGTCTCTTCAACTTCCCCGCAGCAATCTCTTCAAACTTCTTAGCCATCAAGGCATGGTGTCTGCCGTGTATAAACCCAGGCCACATTTCATGCACGAACGCCATGAACGACTTCTGAGCTTTCTCCCGCGTGACAGCATCCTTGTACTGGCTTACCTGCTCCAGTAGTTTCTCCTGCTCGTTCGCCGGAAGTTTACTTATCAGCTCACTCAAGTCCACGGACTATTAGCCTCTGCTCGTAACTTAGCTATAGACAAGGATTCCTGCCTGATAGGTTTTTCTAATCGATTCTGTATTTTAGATAGCGTAGGGTAAATACTCACCGGACGGAAATACCGCCTCCCACCATGCGAGTCTTTATACACGGTGTAGAGCAACGTAAACGCTTCCAGTAATAGCTTCTCGTCTTTATTCACGCCAAGTCTCCAGCTTAAACTCTTTTTCCGCCGCTTCAGAATACCCAACCCGCAGCCGGATAAGTATCTCTATAGCCTCATCCAACTCTTTAACCTTCTTCTTGGCATTCTCTTGCCATAGTTCAAATATCTCTTTGTCCGTCATTCTAGTGTCCTAAAGTTTATATACACCGGTCTCACACTTCTGCCAGCGCCTTTAACCTTCTTCAGAACGCCAATCTTTATAAGCCGGTTGATAATCTCCGCCGTATTTCCCATACCAGCTTTTCCCCGTACATTACATATATCCCGTATAGACGGGCCAAACCCATACTTCTTCCACCACTCATCTATACACAAGAAAACTTCCCTCTGCGCCGGCGTCATATCCTTCTCCACACATTCCTCAAACGACATCTCACTTCTCTTAGCCGTCATGTTCCTATTTATAAGTAATACCGTCATCTGGAAACTCACTCTTAAGAAACTACTTTAACTTTGGAAACTCTTCCACTCTTAAGACTTTACTTTAAGAGTGGAAACTCTTCCAGTAGCATCTTGACAACCATTCTCATTTTCTAAAAATATATCCCCCTGGGGGGTAGGCGATTCCTGAGATGACGGGGGGTCTTCTGTAGGATGGGAAAAAGATTGGGATGGTTTGAGTGGAATAGTATGTTCATCGAGAGTCGGAGTCCCGTTGTCAGATTGGCATGGTGGGGGTGCGGTAGGGTCGGATTCTGGCGTATTTGTTAGTTCTGCGAGTAGTTCTGAAGCGTCAACTTCTACCGCATCGCCTGAACTGAGCATCATTGTTTTAAGCTGCCCGAGTATTTGCTCGCGTATCTGATCGCTTCCTTGTATATGCTCGACACGCTTTGTTTCCCTGAACGCATCAACACCGACAACAGTTCCTAATACTTTCACAGCCGCGACGCGCACGCTATCGCGATCGCTGTTAGCTGCCACGTCAGTTAGAGTTGAAATAACCAACGCCCTCAAGCTTTCAGCAGAATGCGATGCACTAGCCTGTTTTGCCTGCTCTAACGCTTCCATCACATTGGCAACTTTAGGGTTTGTTTTTAACTTGTGCGCTTCAACTCCAACAATTTGCGTCTTTCCTTGCGTGTTATATGCCTGCCGGTAACTGTCAGCACCGGTTAAACCTTCCAGCACGATGCCCTCAGCGAAGCGTCTCTGTTTTGCTGTTAGTCCGGTTTTACCTAGTTGCATAGCTCCCTCTAGCCCTTTGGACTGTATAGCTTCCCTTGCCTGTTTCCTGCTGATTGTTTTCATATCTCACCGCTTTAGCTGCCGCGCGCGCCGCGCCGAATTGTCGAGAATGTACAGGAACATCAACGGATAGTCAAAACAATAGCCAAAACCTATCAATTCTCTGTAATCAATTAAAATATATTGCATTGACGCATTGAAATATATGGTAATTTACGCCTCATGCACTTAATCCCTAAGTGCTTACTGGAGATCACCACAATGAAAATCAACCCTTCCGTTTTATATGCTGCCGCGCATGATGCTGGCAACGCCGCAGTTCAATCCGCAACAATCGCACCTATGATAATTCAGCAACGCGCCAACCCGCTTGACGATAGTAGCAACCTAGTAAAACAATATTACGTTGAAGATGGCGTATGTGGATTTGCTTCAATTGTAGTAAAGCCTGCTAACAGTTCATTTGCCAAATATTTAAAACTGAATTGTGGCGCGCGCAAATCATATTACGGCGGTATAGCGTTATCCGTTCAAGCCTTCAATCAATCCCTGCAAAAGAAGGAAGCCTACGCTTATGCCTTCGCTAAAGTGCTGAATGAAGCTGGATTAAACGCCTACGTTGAAAGCCGCATGGACTGAGTGATACCTGCAAGTATGTTGCTAGCAGCGTACTTGCGGATTATCACTTGCGATAGTCAACCACTTTGGAGAGTGAACAATGATGAATGAAATACTTGCTGGACTTGCTGGCTTTTTTATTTTCTGGCTTTTTTTGTTTTTGCTTTTGTCAATCTAGGGAGATTACACAATGAAAACCACGCTTTCTGTTTACGACTTCCGCGATGCGTTTATACGCGCTGGCAGGAAAGATCAATTTTCCTATGATGCACTTGGCCTGATTTATGACTACCTGGAAGAAATTGATTCTGATTATGACCTTGACGTTATTGGCCTTTGCTGCGAATTGTCCGAGGATACGCCGCAATCAATCGCCGAATATTATTCAATCGATTTGACCGATTGCCTATACGAAGAAGAAATACTTGAAACCGTCCGCAATTATTTGCACGATGAAACGACCGTTATCGGCACGACTTCCGCCGGTTCTATTGTTTACGTTCAATTCTAAGGATTATCAAAATGAAAATCACAATTAAGATCGAGAAAAATTATGGTATTGAAACCGCATATCCATCATGCGACCATAGCCGCTTACTGGCAAAGCTGGCAGGCACTAAGACGCTGACCGCGCACGCGCTCGACACTATCCGCGCTCTTGGGTATCAAATCCAGATCGAGCAATCAACCCCGAAAAATTTCGCCCACTTAGTAGGAGCCTAGATCATGAAATTATCAGACAAGTTGCACGCTATTGCATCCGGTTCCTGCTTTTATGGTGAGGCTTTATGGACAGCTTACGAATCGGAAAATATAACCACCGAGAACGATAAACGATTAATTTCGCGATATATGCATGGTTCTGAATTAATGTCCGATTATTTCGATATGCAAGACCTAGCCAATAGATTCGCCCAAACAGGAGCCTAGACCATGCCATTACTTAACGATTATTACGAGTTGACCATTGCCAACCACTACTTGCCAGCACTAATTAACGGCGATTATTCTGGACTTGACGACGACGAAGCCGCCGACCTCGACGCATTTATGCGCGACTATTGGAAGTTGCCAGATGCCACGCTGGATATCACCGACAAAGAAATAAGCTTCGAAGTTGACGAGGTAAGCGGATTACACGCCGACTGCTACACCTGCCGCCTCTACTTTACAAACAAGGAGCTAGACAATGCAACCAATTAAAACCCCGCGCTGCTATCTTTCCACTTCGCGCGGATTGTGGCGCGTGATATATCAGGAGCAAACGATTTGCGCTGATAAGCCCACCGCCGCCGAAGCCCTCGCCGCCGCGAAGCAATTAAAAGTCACCGCCGACCCTGATTTTTTTTGGAACGGCGAAGCTGGACAGTTTGAACCGATAGCAAAACCGCCGGAAGATACCACCGCCGCCGAGTATTTCACGCTGACAATTCAATCCGCTAACCCGCAGATTGATACCACCATGACGCTGTTTTAACAGGAGATCAGACCAATGACCCGCCGCCAATACTTAGACGCTGTTTTGCGCTTATTTAAAACGCCTGACGAGATCAGACGCAGCGCAGAAAACCCCAGTAAATACATGACGCGCACCCATGTTTTGCTGCATTACGCCGCGCTCAGACGACTAAAAGATCAGACGGCATAAACCGCTTGACAATTAACTGAGTCAGGCTTGACAATGCAATAGACAGTTTTAATGTAACCTATTACAACAGGAGATCAGACGATGCACCCTATATTCAATGGCAGAGAAATAATAGGACACGCAAAGAGCAAACGACACGCCGAGCAGGTTATCAGACGGTTAATCACAATTCCAAAAAACTTCCGGCTTGTGGTGACAGAAAGATCAGACGTTTTGCGCGAGATATATAACTCAGACGCAGGTTTTATTTATTCAGTTGTTTACTAGGAGATCAGACGATGACTAACGAACAGATACGCGAAAACTTCATTGAAGGAAAACTTACTTGGGCAGATTTGCTTGTCATTACAGGATTACAAGCAAATGTGCTGTACGAAATTTTGTCAGATTTATTTGATTCATATTGATAGGAGATCAGACGATATGTTTACTTTTTATTACAACGGAATGTATATAAACGGCAGCTTTTCGCGCTCAGACTGCTACGTCACAGACGATACATTCTATTTTTTAGGACGCAGATTTAAGAGTACGCACGCCGCGAAGATAGCAATCACCCGCGCTCGCCGCGCAGGAATACACGCCAGCCGATAGGAGATCAGACGATGTTTGGATACAAGTGTTTTTATAAAGGTAAGACCTGTGAAGTGTACGCACTACGATCATTTGATGCACAGGAAGCAGCAGCAAAAATATTTAAAGCTAAAAAAAGTTACGAAGTAACGGTAGTGCTATGCGAAAAGCCAGTAAACGGCGAAATGCAGCAAGTAACCCACGCCCCAACATTTTAGGAGATCAGACGATGCAACAAATTGCAGCCTACCCAAACGAGAATTACGGTATCGAGTCACGCATTTATCAGACGGACACAGGTTTTAATGTTGCGCTGTTTGATACAGATGCAGAGCAGCGCGTATGCCTATTTATCCGCTTTCAGACGCTCGCGCAAGCAGTCGTTAAAGCAAAACATTTAGCCAACGTATAGGAGATCAGACGATGAAATATCAAACATGGAAATGCAGAGGCTTTTACTTGCCGACTGACCCAACGGCAAAGACCGTTGGTTTTATGGATGTACTGATAGCGAAGGGATGCTGGGATGAAATCGAAGATTCAGACGATGAAAAGATTTTTTATTACGCAGACAACCAAGAATTGCAGGTAGGTGACATTGTTTCAGACGGTTTTGTTTTAATTGAAATTAACT